ACCATCCCTGGGTATTCTATTTCTACAGGAGATTATAGAATTACCAATACTCCTACGATGAAATATGCATATGGAATTGTAAACAATGAAATTACCGTTTCATTTATCTCTGATGCAGATTCTGAAATTAGAAGAATTTTTGATGCCTGGGGTAATTACATTTATACTGGTGTTTCATTGTCAGGCACAAATACGATAAACACAAACATTAATATGAATCAAAGTGTTAATTTAGGTAGAACTAGATATAGAGATGACTATTGTTGTGATATAATTATAATTAAACTTGAGAGGCATAGAAGTAGTAGAAAAAATACTAGACTAAAAACTACTCAATCGGACTATCAATCTAACTTCTATAATGTTGATGAAATTATTCCAGGCTCTGGACTTAATTATATTTCTGGATTTGGTAAACCATTTGCAACATACTCAGTTAGATTGAGAAATGCATTCCCAACAACTATATCCGCAATACCATTATCAAGTGGATCATCTCAATTAGTAAAAGTTCAGGTTACGTTTGAATATGAACTTGCAGTACCATCATCTCAGACTGGAGAAAACTCCACCAGAATAACAAAATCTTGGACCGACATTACCTAAATAATTTTAGATTATATTATAGTATTCACTATGCCTTTACCAAAAATTGTAACTCCGACGTATGAATTGCGTTTACCATCAACTGATCAATTAATTAAATACAGACCATTCCTAGTAAAAGAAGAGAAAGTTCTTCTCATGGCTATGGAATCTGAAGATGAAAATCAAATGATCAATGCAGTAAAAACTATTCTAAAGAATTGCATTGTATCTAAAATTAAAGTTGATGATCTTGCTGTATTTGATATTGAGTATTTGTTTCTCAATATTCGTGCAAAGTCTGTTGGAGAACAGATTGATTTAAATATTACATGTCCAGATGATGGAGAAACTACAGTTCCTCTTGAACTCAATGTTGAAGATATTAAAGTTCAAAAATTTGAAGACCACTCTAGAATTATTTCATTGAATGATACTATTTCTGTTGTAATGAAATATCCTAGTATGGAGATGTTTGTTAAAACAAACTTCACTGCCAATGCAAAAACTGAAGATGTATTTGAAATTGCAGCATCTTGTATTGAACAGGTTGTAGAAGGTGAAGATGTATATGAAACAAAGAGTTTCAGCAAAAAGGAAATTAATGATTTTCTAGATAGTTTGGATACGGCTCAGTTTCTGTTAATTCAAAAATTCTTTGAGACTATGCCAAAACTATCTCATACAGTTAAAGTTACTAACCCAGTAACTAATGTTGAGAGTGATGTTGTATTGGAGGGTCTTGCGTCTTTTTTCGCATAGCCCTAGCACATGAGTCGCTAGAAAATTTCTTCAGAATTAATTTTATATTACTTCAACATCATAAATGGGCTCTTTCGGAAATTGAAAATATGCTTCCTTGGGAAAGAGAAATATATGTACAAATGTTGGTAGATTATATTGAAGAAGAGAATCTCAAAAATAAAACAACAACATCGTTGTAAGTAAATGGCAGAAAGACAAGCCCAGACATCAATGCAATCATTTGCTGAGTCTCTCAGATCTAGAAGACTTTCCCCAGTAAATCCATCAGCTATTACTGGGGGGAGACCTATTAGATTGTCTGGAAATATTATTGCCAAAAAAGAGATTGAAGAATTAGGTCAGATTAGAAAAACACTTGGAACTTTACTTGCCATTGAGAAGAGGTATTATAGTTTTCTTGGAGATAGAATTTTAAACTTTGCAAAGGAAGAACAAAGAAGAAAATCTAGAGAAAGAGAAAGATTACAAGAAGAAGGTAGAGGAAGAGGTGGAAAAAAATCAAATGCAAATTCTATTGTAGAAAAGGCAAAGTCTGACATTTCTATGATTGGAGAATTCTTTAAGAATCTCTTGAAATTTTTTGTTGGATATAAAGTTCTTCAGTGGGCATCCAACCCAGCAAACTCAAAAAAAATTCAGGACTTTGTAACTTTATTCACAAAGATATTTAAATTCATTAGTGCAGTCACTGAATTTGGTGTTGATTTATTAATGAAAACCATTACGGTTACTTCTAAGGTAATCAATGGTGTATTTGATTTTGTCGGTAAGGTTGCAGAGTTCTTTAGTTTTAGATGGATTGGTGGTGGGGTTGAATGGCTACTTAAAACTATAGAGGATGTAACATCAGTTTTTGCAAGCATTCCAAATGCAATTTCACTGACAGTAAAATTTTTAACTAATCTATTACCAAATTTTCTGGAATCCGTTTTAACTAATGGATTGCTTGGTGGGCAAAAAGAACTTCAAGGTCAAGCTGAGCAATCAGTAGATACTAAAAAACCAGTAGAATCTCCAACAGAAACATCTGCAGAATCTGATAAAACTGGGCAAGGAGATTTAGGGGAAAAGGCAAAAGAATCTCTATCAAATATTGGTAAAAATATTTTAAAAACTCTATTCCCTGGAATAGATATTGCTACTAACATCGGTGCAAAAATCGGTGGATCTGTCAAGTCATTATTTACAGGAAGTAAATCTCAGGAAGAACTTCCAAAGTTAGCAAAGGGTGGAATCGTAACAAAGCCAACTGAAGCTATCATCGGTGAAGCTGGTCCAGAAGCAATCCTTCCATTGGATAAATTGGGTTCATTTGGAATTGATGGATTTAAGGCAGCTACCAATAAGGTAATTCCTAAATTCATGACATTATTGACGTTACCTTTTAAGATTATCGGAGCTGGAATATTAGCATTAATTTCATCTACTGTAGGAAAGATCCCTGGAATTGGCCAATTTATAAAACCTTTAATTTCTAATATTGCATCTGGATTTGGATTGCCACCTGGATTAGTTTCTGGAATGACTGGCTTTGTTGGTGGTGTTGGTGAGATGGTAACATCTGGAATGGGAGATGTTGCAGAATTATTTGGAAAAAAAGATATCAATATAAATCAACAGAAAGGTGAAGATTTCAATGCTAGTAGAGATACAACTGTTAAAGGATTGCTTGGAAATATATTGGGTGCTTTAATTAGCAAGCAACAGAAAACTGCCCCAGCTACCACTCCACCTGGACCACCAGCTACCCCAGCTCCAGCTCCACCAGCTACCCCAGCTCCAGCAGCCCCAGCGGGCTCTCCAGCGGCTCCATCTGCTGCCCCTGCCATGTCCCCAATATTTGACCGATCTTCTACCTCTGGTGCGGTTCCTGGTCAAGGAGCCGGAGATAAGATTCCTGCATTACTAGAGCCAGGGGAATATGTGCTTAACAGAAATGCAGTTCAGGGAATGGGTGGCCCTGGAGTTTTAGATCATATTAATTATAATAAATTTGCTAGATTTCAAGGTGGTGGTCGTGTTGTGACTAGTATCCCATTTATCAATAGAAATATTCCTGGAGTTAGTTCTGGTATGCATATGGGGGCGGATATTGGTGCAAATTATGAGCCATTGAAATCTTATATTGATGGAGAAGTATTAGAAACATCTCCACCATCTCCTGCAGCTGGGTATGGACCTAAGTGGATAGTTTGGAAAGGATCTGATGGTAGAGGGCATATGTTTGCACATATGAGTCAAATATATGTAAAAAAAGGAGATAAACTTAGAAAAGGTCAGAAGATAGGAATTAGTGGTAATGCAGGAACAGGACCACATTTACATTGGGAAGTTTCAACAAATCCTGGAGATGTTGGTCAAGATAAAAGTAGTAGAAGAAGTAGATTAAATCCACTTGAATTATTTGGCAAAGATGCACCATTTGGAGGAACCATAAAACCAGGAGAAGGTAATGTTGATATTGCTGGGAAATCCGAATCTGGGGCAGAACCTGGATCTTCTACTACTGCAGGTTCGCCAACTGAATTTACTGCAAAAATGGCAGCATCTGCTGCAGAAAGTCTTGGAAAATTATTCAAGATGTTAAATGCTCCTTCAGCCAATCAAGAATTAACCTCAACACCAAAGCCAGCAACACCACCAAAAATAACCCAGACTGTTTCACAATCATCTGGAAATTTACAGAGAGTTCAAAAAGAAAATTTACAACTTCAAAGTCAATCTAGAAACCAATCTAAAACTGGTGGCAATGTTATTACATTGGGACAACCAAATAAAACTATTACTCAAACAACTTCACAGCCAATGACTGCGGCACTTGGAAATACAACTCCACCAAATCCATTAATTAATTATCCGATAGCACCATAAAATGGAAAATTTAACACCCGTTAGACCAGCTTCCATTATAGGTAATACTCGTCTTAAAGAGTTGAAGACGGTGCATGGTGTTGCCAAAAATTTAGTATTACAGAAAAAGAAAAATTTTGACTTGGAGAAAAAGTTTTTTAAAATTCAAAAAGATTCGATTGATAGATCTGCAATATCAGAAAGAGAAAGAAATCAAGAATTAAAAAAGTCTAATACAGTTTCGGGTGCTGTACGAGGTCAGATAAAAGAACAGTCAGTGAAATTATATGACTTGTTTAAATTTTTTGCGGGGTATAAAATTCTTCAATGGATGTCTCAGCCAGAGAATGTAAAGTCTCTTGGTGAAATTGCTAAGGCAATGAAAAATATATTCAAGATGATTGACTTTATTGCTGGAGTTGGTGTTGAAGGTGTTCTTGGTGGATTGCATAGTATTTTATTTGGTGGTAGCTTCCTAGAAAGATTCTTTGGTGTATTCAAAGCTATTGGTGGATTTTTTATCATCAGAAGATTATTATCTCCTGGTCAGATATTAAAAGATATTGTATGGATTCTAAAGAATGGTAAAAATATTGGTAAGGTATTTACAAATATAGGATCTGGTAAATTCAAAGAAGCTATTGAAGGAATATTTAAATTATTAAATCCTAATCTCTATGTTGCATACTCCAAAGGATTAACTGCTGGAATTAAACGAGTTATACTTAAAGTATTTGGTAAGAATGCATTAAAATTTTTAACAAAAGTAGCATCTAAAATTGGATTTGCTTCAGCTAAACAATTTGTAAAAAATACAATAAAAACCGCAGCAAAACCACTAAGTAGAATTCCATTGATTGGTCCTGTTATTGGATTTGGACTTAACTTAATTTTTGGGGATCCATTAGATAAAGCTGCAGTAAAGCTGATTGGATCTAGTATTGGTGCATGGCTTGGTGGTATTGTCATGGGAGTATTGGGAAGTATCATTCCATTTGCGGGCACTGCTGCTGGTGCTACGTTTGGTGCTATTGTTGGTGGATTACTTGGTGATTGGGTTGGAGATAAATTATATGGATTCTTCAAGGGATTTTCTGCACCAAAAGAACCTGCTCTTGCAGTGGGTGGTATTGTAACAAAACCAACTAGAGCACTTATTGGTGAAGCAGGACCAGAGGCAGTTATTCCTCTGCCTAGAATTTACGATGGAACTATATTAAATGCTCCAATGGGAGTAGTTGCATCCTCAATGATTGGTGGAATTGATGCTGTCATATCTTCTCTAGGACCTATTGGATTAACAATTCGTCCATATGCATCTAGTTTATTATCACCTTATCGAAGAGAATTTGGGTCAAGTAATTATGTATTTACATCTGATATTGGTGGAACAACAGGTGTGTTTAATATTGATCAAAAGAAACAATCCTCCAATACAGAACTTGAAAAGATACTTGGCACAAGTAAGACTCTGAATATCATTGCAAAGAAAGAATCATCAGAAGAATCCAAGAAAGCAAGATATAATTCTGGCAATAGTATTCGTGAAATCCTTGCAGATATTTTAAACAATATTATCAATCTAGATTTTAAAAAGAAAACATCTGGAAGACGAGGAAGAGATGATAAAAATCCTCCTACTTCTGGGGGAATGTTGCCGGGAGATGCACCTCCAGAAGTAAAGGCTATGTTAGAAGCTATCGCTGGCGGTGAAGGTAGTTGGGATTCAGTAAACCCATCCACTACAGTTGATGGACTTAGTAATATGACAATTGCAGACGCTAGGCGAGCTGCAATGCAAAAAGGATATTCTTTGGGTGGATCTGGAGCCATGGGTAAGTGGCAACAAATGCCTGAATTTATTCTTAGTAGAGCTAGAGATGCTGGATTAGATCCAAATAAAGATAAATTCAACCAAGAAAATCAAACCAAAATTGCCAGAATGTTAATGGCAAGTGTTTATCCTGGAGGAGAATCACAATTAGTCAAGGATGCTCAGGTAGATCCTTTATCAGCGTCTGCAAAACTGAGGGGCACTTGGCCTTCACTGCCAGGAGGTAGTCAACAAAATACTACAAGTCAACAATTTATATCAAGATTTAATTCTAATGTATCAAAATATTCTAAGATGCAAACTGGTGGATTGGTATCTAGAGGAGATATTACTAGTAAATTTGGCAAGAAAGAGTCATTCCGAAAACATGCACATGAAGGAATAGATATTGCATTTGGGTCTGGGACTCCATTATCATTTACGCTGGGTGGACAGTTTATGAAAATTGGTAGAACTTCTAGTGTAGAAAAAGAAGCTAATGGTGGCTATGGTCAATATATGGATGTTAAATTAACTGATGGAAAGATTGCTAGACTTGCACATTTAAGTTCTATTCCTTCTTGGGTAAAAGAGGGTCAAAATTTTAATCCTAATTCTGTAATTGCAATGAGTGGAGGTGTGCCAAAAACTCCTGGTGCAGGAAGATCTGGTGGAGCACATTTACACCTAGAACAACATACTACAAAAAAAGATTTGGCAGAAACTTTAAATGGTAAGGTTGATCCATTAACTCAAGGATTGTTTTCATTATTGAGAAAAGGTGGAACTCCTGGCCAAGCAACAGCTCCAGCAGCTCAAACACCAACAGTTGAAGCTGATAGAGTGGCTCCTGCTGAAGAATCTACTCAAGATCAACAACCAGTATTTGATCCTATTAAAGTATCAGAAAGTCTTGGAAAATTATATCAAATGTTAAATGCTCCAATTAAATTTAATGGAGCACAAATGGAAAAAGACAGTATGAAATATCTTCAAGCAGCTAAAGATGTTACTGCATATTCAGATACATATATTATGATGAGTGGAACCAATACAATAACAAACACCAACCTGATAACTCCAGTAGAATTTCCAGACTATTCTGCAGGATCTTATTCTTCAATAGATAGCTCACTAGCATTTAATCTCAAAACAAGACTCTAATGAATCAACAATTTACTGGAGATTTTTCTCTAAAATCTGTATTCCTATATCCATTAAATGTCAATGATAAAAAACTTGACATAAAAGAGTTAGTGCAAGAGATTACATTATATCAAAGTGTTATATCATCAAGTCTATATTGTCAAATAGTAATTAAAGACATCGGAGAAAATTTAATAGAAACCATACCACTGATTGGACAAGAACGAATTGAATTTTCAATCTCAACTTTATCTGCAAAATATACTTTCAATTATTACATTCACAAGATTGATGGTCGAGTGATGCAGGAAAAGGATCAGATCTATGTAATTCATGCAGTAAGTAAAGAAGCTTTAGACAATGAATATACTAGAATTCGTGAAAGAGTTGATGGAAAAAAAGCAGAGATATTTTTAAAGGAAAAAATAAAACTAATCTCCAACAAAAAATTTGAAAATGTTGATAGCACTTTATATCCATTCAACATGTATGTTCCCAATTGGAGAATATTTGATACTGCCATATGGATGTCCAGAAGAAGTGTACCTGTTAAAAATAAATCATCGGTAGGATATTTATTCTATGAAACTGTGGAAGGCTATAACTTCAAATCATTAGATGTATTATTTGATGCTCCTGCATATCCAAATAACCAAACAAAATATACATTTATTCAAGGCAACACTGATGTATCCAAAACAGAATTGAATAACTATAGAATATTAAATTATGCTTCACCAAAAGCATTTGACATTCTTGATGATCTTCGCAATGGTGCATTTTCACACAATGCTTTATACGTAGATATTAATAATAGAAATTTTCAAAATTGGAATACAAATGCATCCACATACTGGAAAGATATGAGTCATTTAAATAAGATGACTCCATTCCAAAATACAAAATTACTTGAAAAACCATCCAGATTAATATACAGGCCAACTACAACATCTACATTTGGTTGGAAAGATTTATCTAATGAGGAAATAGAAAAATTGAATCATGTAGATGAAGTCAATAAAAATTATGAGAAGTCAATTTATAGATATTACTTTTTAGAATATAATAAATTAGAAATTGCAGTACCTGGAGACCTAAAATTACAGCCAGGATATGTAATCAATGTTTCAATCCCATCTCCCAGAAAAGGTAAAGATGGTAGAATTCAAGAAGATACTAGAATTAGTGGGAGGTATATGGTACACTCTGTTAAGCATACTATCCTAAATAGAACTGAACTTAGAACTATTGCTACATTAACAAGAGATTCATTCGGTGGGAATGAAATTAAAACCCAAAATGTCCCTAGCAAAGTAACATTTTAATGGATCAGAACATAGACCAACACATCAATAAAAACCAAGATGAATTGATGGATAGCAACATCAATTCACAAAGACGTAGATATCTGGAAAGTGAGTTGCAGTCACTAATAAAATATAAAGAAAATCATCCAGATAAAACAAGTGATCCAACTCCGTTGGAATTATATTGTGATGAAAATCCTAATGCACCCGAATGTCGTATATACGAAGTGTGATAAATGTCAATCAATCCTACATTACAGAACTCAGCATTTCTTGGCAATAATGATTTCACTTGGTGGCTGGGCACTGTTGAAAATCCAGATGATCGAGATGCAAAATTAGGACGAGTACGTGTAAAGATTCTTGGGTTTCATGATCCTTTTGAGAAACCTGAGAATCTTCCATGGGCACTTGTGCTACAACCAACTACAAATGCTGCGGTTAGTGGAATTGGTAACGCTGCTAACTCAGGATTGAAGGCTGGTAGTTTTGTGATGGGATTTTTCTTGGATTATCCTGATTGTCAACAGCCTGTAGTAATGGGGTCATTCTACAGTCAAATCAGACCAATATTTGCAGAACCAGGAACACTCGCAGCAGCAAACAATCCAGGTATAGTAAATTCAGTTACATCACAAGAAAGTAAAACTGGACAACCTCAAGATTCAGAAAGAACAAATGATGCTGGTGGTCTTGCATCTGACTCTGTGGCTGCAGCATCTTTACCAGCTTCTCCATCAAACCCTTCTGGCAATCTAGGTGCAACTTCAATTGCTGATGGAAAGGATGGTCCAGTAAATACGATTGTAGAAGATATAAAAAGATGTATTGAAGGTCTTGGAAATATTTTTAAAACAGGTGTTGTATATAATCCAAATGCAGGAAACCCAACTCTCACAAGAGATTTATCTATTGAAGAAAACTTTATCACCGTAAGTAATGTAGCACAATTTCCACCAATAGGAAGAATCAAGATTGGAAGTGAAACTATTACTTACAATGGAAAGAATGAAAAATCTTTAGTTAATATAAAACGAGGTGCTGATGGAACAAAGCCAGCTGCACATACTGCAGGCACATCTATAAGATATATTAAAAAAACCGATACTCCAATTGAAATCTATGGTAAATTTACAAATAAAGTTGTAGATTTAAAACGTGCTGTTGATAGATGTATTGCAGTAATCAGAAACTTAATCTGGTATATTGTGAATAAGGTTAAGTCTTGGTTAATGGAAGAGGTTACTAGAATTTTAAACAGTATTGGTCTATCTGCAAGTAGTCCTATTCCATACTTTGTAAAAACTTTAACTGAGGTTGTAGTTCAAGTATTAAAAACAATTTCTTGTACTATTGATGAGGCATTGGTTGATGCTTTGATGAAAGGTATTGAAGGATTTATTGAAGAGTTTGTCGAAAAAATGGCAAGAGATTTAATTGATCTTGCTGACAAATACATAGCATTTGCAGAAGAGTGTATCAATAATATCTTTGGTTCTATTTTTGAGATTGTTGCAGTTGGAACTGAGATTGCAAATGCAATCAAAGGAATTATAGATTTGATTAAAACAGTTGGAAACATAGGTCAGATGGGAGACCTATTTGACAGTAAAGGATTTGTGAATGCAAATATGTTAGCCAACATTGGAAATATTGTGTCATTCATTTTAAATTTACTTGGAGTTGGATGTAATAGAACTACTGAATCACCATTGCAAATTGATTGGAATGAATGTGCATTAACTGGAAATAATTGTAATCCATTTAACTTTAGAGTAACAAATAATATTGCAGGGAAATGGAACCCAGAATACTCAAAGCAATTTGTTCAAGCAAGTGAAGCTGGACATCTCATAATGATGGATGATACTCCATATAACAATAGACTTGTTATTGAAGCAGGTGGAAGTAGAACTGGATTCCAAGTTGATGACGATGGAAATATTCGTGTTACTAATAGTAATAATAAAGTTGAAGTTACTTTTGGTAAGCAAGAAGTTAATATCATGGGAGATGCACACATCAAAGTCAAAGGAAATTATCACTTAAAAGTTGGAGGAAATTATCATCTAGAAGTTGATGGACAATATAATGTATTTGCCAACAGAGAAAGTAAAGTAACTTATAATGGAGAACATGAAACCATTTATAGTAATGATGCCAAATTAAGTGCTGCAAATGGATTAGCCATAGCTGCATCTAAAATAGGATTAAGTGCAGGTGGACAGTTGGATATGCACTCACCAACATTCAGTACATATTGCACAGAACAAAATCATTTATGTACTGGATCATGGAATTTATTTTCAATGTATGAAAACAAATACATTGGGTTGAATAAGTTCTGTTTAATTGGTGGAAATAGGATTAATCTTCGTGCTGGTACAAATACTGATATAGGAACTGGATTGTCAAATAAATTCCAAGCTGCTGCAGAAAATGTTTGGAAGGGTGGATTATATAACACTAGTATTATGGGAACCAACACTACAACTAGATTGGGAATTGATAATGATACTACTGTTGGTGCTACCACAAAGACTAAGTTATCTACAAATCTGGAAAGTGTTACTGGAGCTATGTTCACCAATACAACTGGGCTATGTACAAAGAGCATTGAAGGTGTTCTATTGGACATCAGTGCTGCTCTAGCATTCAGAGAAGGACCAGCCATCTTCGATACATAATTCAATGGGGGTTGACAGCCGCCAGGTATCGTGCTATACTAGGTTGGTACTGGAGACTGCCCATGAACATCCGAGATAACTCAACCCTAAATCGTGTTGAAGTAGACATGCTATCAAGGACTATCCATCTTCATGGAGATGATGGTGAGTACCTAAAGCTACATGAACCAGACGCTCAAGACTTTACTAACATGTGTGCATTCATCAATGGATCACTAACCGAAGATATGATCAAGTACACATACTAAAACCAAAATTGACTTTTGTTTACCAAATACCCGGAAAAAAATTCCCCAGGATTTTTAGCCCCTATGGTTTTTGGTAATAAATAAGTTATCCTTTATACTACCACGAACTTGAAGAATTTAGGAAAGCACTGTGTCGCAGAATTATACGGTTGTGACCACTCTATTCTCGATAATGAAAAAGTTCTGATAGAACTAATACGAGAATCAATTGATATTGCTGGAGCAACATTATTGGACATTTGCTCTCATAAATTTACACCTCAAGGAGTAACCATTGTTGCGTTACTCTCCGAGAGTCATATATCTATTCATACTTGGCCTGAAGAAGGTAGTTCCGCATTAGATGTATTTACATGCGGAGATTCTAAGCCAGATTTAGCACTTTTGCACATAATAAATTTGTTAAACCCTACAGAATATAACATGAACTGTTTTGATAGGTAAACTTGTATAAATAAATCTAGTTTAAAAGCCCCTCTAGGTAATCATATGGCTCTAACTAGAATTACTTCTGGTGGTATTGCGGAAGGCGTAAAGATTGTATTCGATAGTAACAATACACCTGCGGCTCCAGCAATTAGATTCAATAATTCTGATGATACTGGAACTGGTATTTACCAGCCAGCTGATAATGAACTTGCAATTTCTACGGCAGGACAGCCTAGATTAACTTTCAAGGCAGATGGAACTATTATCACCGGAAACAACACTGTTCTAGGTGGAACTAATCCAAACTTTGAAGGTGCAGAAAATATTACTTTATATGTAAACCAGGCGGATTTAAATGCCACCGATGCAGAAGCTAATGATGGTGGAAATTTAAATAGACCATTCAAGACCATCGAGAGAGCATTACTAGAGGCAGCAAAGAGAAGTTATAAAGCAAATCCAGCACCAATAAGTGTAACTGCCCTAGAAGTTGGTAAAGCATATACAATCACTAGTGTAGGAAATAATACTAATTTTGTATCTATTGGTGCATCTTCAAATACTGTAGGTGTTTCATTTATTGCTAATGCAAAAGGTACTGGAACAGGAACAGTAAAACTAAGTAATGACAAGTTTGAAGCATTCACTATCATGGTGCTTCCTGGTCAGTATGAGATTGACAATAGACCAGGGTATGATATTACAACAAACCCACTGGTAGCTGGAACTGCCACCACAATTAATGCCGAACCATTTAGATTCAACCCAAGAAATGGTGGAGTTATTGTACCTAGAGGTACTTCTATTGTTGGTTATGACCTCAGAAAAACTGTCATTAGACCAAAATATGTACCTGCACCATTCTCAACTGAGGGAAGCCTAGCTGGGGATGGATATGCACTATCACATGTAATGTATGATGGTGCAAATATGATCGAGAAGAATCGTGGTTATATTCAAGAACAAACAAAATTATATCTAGAAAGTGTTCAAAATCCTCAATCTGCTGCATATAATGCATTGTCTCAAGCACAAAAATTATTATGTGTTCGTGATATTGGTTACTTTATTGATGCAATTTGCTCAGACTTAAGACAAGGTGGAAACGAAAATACCTTCAATAATGCAGAATATTATATTGATGGTAATGGATATAGAACGCAATTTATGAATAGCAATGATTCTGATGTAAGTCAGGAAATTGCTGCAACCGTAGCTGCATTTAATCATGCAGTTCAAATTATGAGAAGCATTGTAAAATCTTACAATGACGGTAGTACTGCTAATGCTGCTCCCACATATTATAGCGGTGGATCAATTCCATCTCCAACTACTTTTTCTGTCGGGAATGGATATAGTGCTAATGGAGATTGTTCTAGTGTAGTTACTGCTGTTGCTACTCTTGGCGCTATTGCGACTGGAATTTTAAATAATCCAGATGATTATACCACAGAGGCAGTTAACGTTACCCTTTCTAATGGAACCACCACAAATATAAAACTTAGAAAAACTCAGGGAGTATTTAAGCAGACTTCTATTTTTAAAGTTACTGGCGGATGTTATTTCTGGCAGATGACATTTAAGGATGCAGTAGCATCTGACTTAAACCCAATTTATAATTCAGCTACCTTTGATAGCAACGGCATTCCTACATTTAACGCTACCAATAACGCAAAATATTCTCACCATAAAGTTGTTGCATTCACTTATGCAGATCAAAGAACAACTGATGGTGAACTAGATCAATACTATAAAAAAATTGATGCTTGGCAGGGTAGAACTTCAGACGACCCATCCCAAGTAAGACCTGAAGAATTTACTATTGTTGGTGATGGTAGCAAGAATACCACAATTGATACAGTTAATTCTTGCTCACCATACATCTTCAACTGTTCACTACGTTCTGTCTTCGGTATGTGCGGTATGCATACTGATGGTAGTAAAGTTGCAGAGAACAGCTTCAAGTCTATGGTTGTTGCACAGTTCACTGGTATTTCTCTACAGAAAGATAGAAGCGTATTCATTCAACCAAAAGACCTTGAAGGAGATAGTACTGATTCAGATAGTACTCCAACAAATCCACCAATTTTTGCAGATCCAGATGCAGAATATAAGCCAGAGTGCAGACACTTCCATATCAAAGCATCTAATGGTGGCTTCATTCAGGTAGTTTCTGTTTTCGCAGTTGGTTACGCAGATCAATTCCTTGCAGAGACTGGTGGTGATATGTCTATCACCAACTCTAACTCCAACTTCGGTCAAATTTCACTTCGTGCAAAAGGTTCCCAATTTAATGCATTCCCTCCTGCATCACAGGGAAGAATTACTGCAGTAATTCCTCCAAGAGGAATTAGTCCAACACTGTCAAGTGTAAGTTTTTACAATATTGATGCAGATAGCACTTGGAAAGATGTTAGTGGTGCAGTAAGTGATGAACTAACTTCTGCAGTACAAAGTGAATTAGTTGCTTATAAAAATTCCAAATATTTTAACTTATATCTTGAGATTTCTAGTGGATTGACAGATGACACAATTCCAGAATTAATTGTTGAGAGCAAAAATGAAGTTACTGGTCTAACAGAAAGAAAAAGATTCCTAACATTTGGAACATCAAATCAATATGCATTGTTTAGAGACTACTATCAAGCTTCAGGGATTTCTCCAGAATCAAATAGATATATCAATCTAGAACTAGAAAGTGCAGAATCCACTGAGCCTACGAAATTCAAAGCAAAAGTTAAAGTATTTGATACCATCCTAGATGTAGACAATCCAAAAACAGATGGTGTCCCTACTACCAAAAACTCAGAACGAGTAGGATACTTTTTTGATCCCAAAAAAAGAGTTATTTACTTAAGATTAGAATTTGCAGATGCAGAAACAAATAATTTCTTAGAAAATTTTATTTTTGCATATAACGAAGAAAAATCATTTGACTTTAAAACAAATTATGCAAGTGATGGTTCTGCAGTAACTTCATTAGTACAAACAACTAAGAAAATTTTAAAATATAAAACTGGATTCCCATCAACACTTATTGTCAAGAAATATTCTGACACCAGAACAGCTACTCCTGGGGATTTATTATGGAAAGTTGAATATACAATACCTAAATCTTTAAGCTCTGGAGTAATTCCAAAGGCACCAGAAAAAAGATTTATCATCAAGGGAACTCGTGCCGGAAATGGTGAGGATGGTATTCCATATTCAGACTATAGATTTATGGTTTGGGATGTTGAAGAAGTAACTGCATGGGAAAAGAATACTAGAGATGGACTTTATTATCTGACTGTTGTAAGAGCAGACGTAAATAAATTTGTAGATTCCACCACAAACGTCCCATCAACAATTACTAGGAGACCAACTGGAATTACTTCAACCAATGATTTTGATTGTACTTTTGTTGAACAATTAAATAATTTTGATAAGGATACTAAATTATTTACAAATATAAATTACTTGTATCCTTCTGTTAATGAAGAAGGTCCAGATTATGATCCATTTAAAATTTGGAATTTCCCACAATCAGATTCTCGTGTATTAATCGAATCTATTGGTAGCGGAAATAGAATTAAAGATATTTCAGTTCCAAACTTTAAGAGTTATAGAGGTGGAACTACTCCATTGAAAGATATTCCATCTCTATATTCTGTAACAGCAGAGTCTGTACATAGATTGGTTCAATCTTTAGATTTACGATATATTTCATCCAGCAATTCAATGATGACTTCTGGTGGTGGACCAGATAACTCAGGTAGAGTTTTCGTTGCTCCAGTTGTTTCTTGGGATTCTAGAACTAGTAGTTCATCATTAGGTTATACTTCAAGTGATTCATACACAGTATATTCTACTGACATTAGATTTGGTAGAGGTAGTAATACTGCATTACTTTCTGGTTCAATTACCGATGATATTCCAACAATTACATCAAATAATAAATTTGGAATTGACGGTGATGCATTGGATAGAAGAATTACAGTAACATCTCCTGGATATACGGTTAACACAACCACCTTAAATGATAATAGTTTTTCTTTTGCTCCTGTTGTTCCTTTATATAGACCATCTATTCTTCGTGCATCTTCACATACATGGGAATATATTGGTTTAGGTTCTGGTAACTACTCAACTGGTTTCCCAAATTTACAAACAAGAGTTCTCAAAATCTATGAGCAGTTTATTGCCCAAGGTTATGAAAACAGTGGAGGATTTATTGCTTCTTCTGGAACTAACTCTGCTGGAGATTTTTATATTGGAAACCAGATTATTCAAGCCGGAGGAACTTCTACTGTAACATTAAATGTACCCAAACTCCGTAGATCATCTGAGTCTAATTATCTTGATATTGCAAATATTGAAAACAGAATTTCAAACGCAGTTATCAATGTAACTACTACAACAGGTGACAAATCCAATTCTAATCAAACTGCATTAAAATCACTATCCAATTTCTTTAATATTGCCAAATTAACAGTTAGTGATAAAGCAAATATCAATAACTTAATTATTGGGCAAAGATTATATATTGATAGAGCAGAAATTAATAATTCTACTTACTTCCCTGAAGGAAATACAAATGCGTATGGCTTTGTAAAGGCAGCAAAACCAGATAAAACTGGATATATCTCAACTGATACCAACGATAAATTATATGTTTCTCCAAAATATCTTGATGCATGGAGAGTAAAGAGACAACTTATTTCTGCTCAAGCTGTTAATCTTGATAATAATAGAGTATATGTTCAGCCATATCTACAGAATGCTATTGATTCATATAAAACTGTAGGTGGTAAAAAAGTTGCAGACGCAGTTAAGTTCACGGATACTACAGTTAATGATGTTACTTGGTCCAATACTTCTGCAATTAAAATTAATTTTGCGGAAAGTTCTGGAGTTCCTTCATATGGAAAAATTGATATCCAGATGAGAATAGATGGATTGAGTGTAGAAGATTATTATATTGATGGATCTGGAAATAAAGTTTATTTCAATCCAACAATCAATATTCCATTGCAATATGAATCTATTGATTATACAGATAATAGTGCAGTTCTATCAAATTATCAAAACGGAATACCTTTAATTACTTATTTGAAGAGTTATTGTGGTACTGGAGTTCATACTTCCATTTTAAAAAATTATCCTTCTATTGGAAATCAGCAATCCACAACTACCTCAGAATCAAGTGATCTATATGGATTCAATGCATCAGAAGGAGATATAAAATATCTTACTGCGAAACTACAATCTAATTTTACTTATGCAGAAATAAACCCATTAAATACATCTACATATAAAGAAATCAGAGTTTCTATGACTGCTGATGAATATGAACAATGGCCATCTAGAGGTTGTGTATCGCTAAGAGAAAATGCAAAGGGTGAAGCTTATAAAATTGCAACCTTTGCATACTATAAAATTGAGTATGTTTCAGATGGAAGCTATGCTACATTTAAATTAGTTAAAAATATTGGTGCTGCAACAAATGCTAATGGTACAACTGCTACATTTTACAGCACTTATGTAAATAATTATCCAGGAATTAGTCCTAAAAATGTATTCTTCAATGGTTGTAGTACACTAGTATATTCTTCTGATAGATGGGCATCCGAAGATCCATTTATTCCACCACTAGATCCTACAAAAGGTGTAGTGGAAGAAGTAAATATTGAAGATGCAATTCTTTACAAGACGGCTGAAAAATCTATTGCTGTTGCTACAAATCTAGATCAAGAGTATTTCAACAAAAATTTACCTAACCCATATAGCTCTAAAGCTTTGGGTGTAAATATTCAAGAGAGAACAGCAGTTAAGAGATTTAGTCCTATATTCTCATTCTCACAGGCAAGACAATGGGCAGAAAATTCAGGATTTAATTCATCTGATGAATTAGAACTGCTAATGAAACCTGGATATTATAAATTAGATGGAACTTCATTCCCATGTTCTGTAAAAATTAATGGAACTGGTGTTGTAGAAAGTGATGTATTTGCTGGCAAAGAGCGTACAAGAACTTCTGCGGGAAGAATGGGTGGCTATTTAGAAGATAGCATAAAGAGAGGAGATAGTGTCTATCTATATCGTTCACCAGAATTTTCGACTCAATTTGGAGTTGGTAATGACGCTATGAACGTCAATGTTAGTGGAGGATTGACTACAACTGGTTCATTTAATGTAAACAATGTACATTTCCTCGGATTAAATGAGGCAATCTCTAAGAGTGAAATTCCAGATTCAATTTATAGTTCAGACACTCAAGTACAAACTGCAAGAAGAAATATTAGAAGAGCATATTACATCAAGAGTAATATTAAATCTTCCACTGATGCTACTGGAACTCTTGCCGCAATTGGATTAAATACAATCGATACTTCTGGAATACATGGTGCTATTGAAGTTCTTGCAAATACTACCGATCCTACCAGTACAGTAAAGGCAAAATTAATTCCACACATTAATAGTACTGACGTTATTGATAAAATTGCTAGCAATTCAACTTATCTAGAATTAAATTCAGCCACAATTTCAAACTGCCGTTATTTAATTGTTGCACTAAAATCTTCAAGTTTCACTGCAACTGAATTTGATAAATTAAAGAAATATATTATTCCAGGAACAACCATGTATTGGTTGACAGAGGGTGGAAAGGTAATTAAAGGTTCTGATGAAGCTACCGTAGAAAATCTATCCAAATCTACCAAAGTATTAAGTGTTAGAAGAAAAAATGCAGGGTTATCTACAGAAGAACTTCATATTCTAATTTCAGTATATAGAACTGAAGCTGGAAATAATGGAAATAATGGTGCATATACTAACGCAGTTGAAGATTTAGACCTAGACAATTATACAACTGGAAATAAAAAATTAGTATTTTTAAATGAAGATGGGGCTGAGTTTACTACTCTTGCATACAACTGGGCTCTAGAAACTAGAAGAACATTCCTACCAAAAGGATTTATGCATGAGGGTGGATATCAACCAGCAATCATCAAAACTGTAACTGGATTAGGAACTGCTGGTCAAAAAGTAATCACATTAAACAATGTTGATAGTATTTTAACTGGTGATAAAATTGTAGCATTAGATTCAAATGGAACTAATTTAATTCCAATTGGAACTAGAATTGCTAATATCAGCGGAAATAATATTACACTAACTGATAATATTACTACAAGTCTTTCGGTGAATTCTCAAGTATCATTCACTCAATATGATATATTTGGTCAAGAAATTCCTAAGTATGATATTCCAGAAATTTTTGGAATCATTAGAGGTTCTGAGGAAGGATACATTTCATTAATTATTGATAGAAATCCAAATTATGAAGTTGATAATACAATTAAAGAATATCCATATGGTTCTTCTAGTTTCGGAATTTATCCAACTTGCTTAATTCAATCAAAAACAGTTACAGGAATTGCTACTACAAATTATGGTGCTCCTGAAGATGCTGCGATTGCATTCAATAGAAAGAAATCTCTTCCACTAAGAAGAAATGGTTATACTGAGGCTAGATATATTGTTCTTGACCTTGCTCCTAGAGAATTTGGTGCAATTCCTTCAGGTAATGCATCCGATCCAAATGCTGCTACATCTATTGATGCATTTATTGAAAATGCAGGTATTGATAAAACTATTTTAAGTTTGTTTGCAAACTATGATAATACCACACTTCAGTTTGGTGGAGGAATTGGAACAGGATTTGGTGCTACAACAGTTAACTTCTCAAATATTAGTATTGCTGCAGGTGGCACTTTTAATAATGACACTAATGCCATATCTGATGCAATAAGCTCTGCATTAACTAATCAAGGAAGTCTTACAAATACTAGAAAGTATAATGGAAGATTGAGTGCAGTATTAGTATCTACTGGCGGCACATCATCCAATGTTGGAATATATGCAAATATTAATACTTCTACTGGAGCTATTACTTCGATTAGAGCTTATAGAATCAATAGTTCAGTAGCAACTACTATTAATGGCCAATTTACAATTCAAGTAAATGATGGAAAAGGATATATTCTGTCTCCTACTGGAAACACTGTAAGTCTTTCTGACAGAGAATTATCTGCAGATGATTTTAAAGCTGTGGCAAAACAAAACTTATTATCTGCATTTTCTGTAACTACTACGACTGGTGCTTCTGGTGGAGCTTCTCCATATCTAGATAGTGTAAAAAAAGCAACAACTGGAGTACCTGCTGGTATAGGTGTAGATGATGATGCATTAACTGCAAGAGGAAAGAAAGTATTTCTATCCTGGCCATATGCATATAGAGCACTTAGAAGAAGATTCCCATCTGCAGGATTCCCTGTAAATGGAAACTATCAAAGCAGTCTAATTACTGTAAATGCACTTCCAGGTTCTGATTATACATTAAATCTAACTGGCGTTACTATTGGTGCTCAATCTCCTGCAAGTGAAGCTGCAAACACATTTGGTGGTGGATATAGAGGAGGATTAATCAAGTGTAGAGGTGCAAAATTAACTCTAAATGGAACTAGATTTAGAGGTAATTTATCTCTTGATTGGACAGGATTGTTCAGCGGTAATTCATCAAGAGTTGGGGGAAGTTTCATTGCTGGACACTCTATTGAGATGTTCCAGATGGAAGATCAAAATCAACTTACTCAGCTGGGAGGAACAGCTCCAGCATATGCTATTGCAACCAGTCCTTTTGATGAAGAATTTAAAATACTATCTGAATATAATCCAACATCAAATATTTACCTAGAACCATCCAAGGATCCATATGGAGAATTATCTGATGGTGATGCCAGAACATTCCCACTCACTACATTACAAGCTATTAGAAGATTCAATAAATCCAAGCAGAGTGTAACTCCTTGGACTGGAGCTAGCTCAATTGCAAGTGGTGCTTTACTAACTCAAGTTGCATTGAATGAAAGATATCAAACTCCATATAAAATATGGTATGATGCTCCAAATGGAACTCCAACTGGAAGTTACATTCCAACTGCAAATGGAAATGCTTCTGCTGTGTTACTAAGATGGAATGATACAAGTTCTACAGTGACAACTGGGTTGTCTGTGTCAACTTCTATTGCATCTTATGCACAGTTAGAAACAAAAACACTATCATTCTTCTATCCTGCAGATGAATCTGGTGAAGATATAATTAAAAACCTTTTCGTAGGAAAATTTGCAACAAAGTTTGTAAAATATGATAACCTTGAAACTACATATGCTACTGCAACTAAAGTATTTACTTATGGTGATACTTTCAATATTGAAAATGGAGCAGTAACAAAAGCATCTGGAGGAAATTCAGGAAAATATAAATTTGCAAAAGTTGCATATAGTGGCTCTTTTGCAGTCCTAGCACAAGCAGCAAATACACGAATTGATTTAAATGTAAATTACTTAAGTAGCATCAGATATAACTACGTATCTACTTCTACTGGTCGTTATCAAAAAACTATTGTTGGGAATAATTCAAGACTTATCCTTGCTCAAGATGATGTCAATATTAAATATTCTGAACCAGCTAACTTAGCTATTTCAAATATAGGTGCAACTTTTGCCGTAGCTAATGCTACTAGATCCACGGTTTATTCATTAAAAAATGAAACTAGATTAAGTAGTCCATCTACTTGGACGGCAGGAAAAGTAGTACTATCTACAGATAGTAATGGAATTCTTACAAGTTTAGATATTATTTCATTTGGAAGTGGTCATGTTAAAAACGATGTCCTAGCAATTTATAATGGAAATACCAAAATTTCTGGAAACTTTACGTTTACAGTTAGAAATAACTACAGCAATGAAGATATTCTAGAAATGTTTGAGAATGGAGAATTTAAAGTTGTTCTTCCTAAAAACTGTTTTATACTCAACAGTATTCAAAATCCAAACTCTTTAATAAATTTAAAATCTGAACTATTAAGAGCAAAAACTATATTCAAGCCAGGTGGATATATTTTATACAATGGAATTTACTACAAAATTGCTACATCAAATTCCACAAATAATAGTCCATATATTGGAGTATACAGATACATCAATGAAGATAATGATTCTGATGTAAGAGCAGATATTATTGTTATGCTAGAAGATAGTGAATATGTTATTACATATCCTTCTAATACTAGATTTGATGTATTTGATTATGATAACGTTTTAGATTATTGGCCAACTTCTGGAAGAATTACTATTGGAAATCGTGAAACCTGTGACTTTGAAAAAGCAGGTCAATCATCAGATCCTAAGGGATATGAAATTCGTCTAACTAGAAGTATGACGAAGTACTGGCCACATTATATCCATGACTGGGAAGGTCTAGATCCACTTAATGTAAGTGACTCAACAGTTGCAGTAGATACTCTAATACCAACCGTAATTACTATTGCAGATCCAGTAGATGTAACCTGTTATGGTATAAAGAGATTTAATTCATCTGGCTCTATTGGAGACAATATTAAAGATGTTGATTATGGAACTACTTACGTAACTCCAACTGGAATTATAACTGATAAAGTTGCAAGAATTTCAATTAATTCCACAAATGATTCTATAGGTTTAAATGCTGACTTTGAGAAACTTTCCATTGGACAAACTATAACAATTCCATATAGAGACATTTCTAAGTCAGATACTGTTTCCAATCAAGCTAATGCAACGAATTGGAATAATGTTAAACTTATTGTTGGAGATCCACAAAATCTTCCAGGAACTGCTCTTTCTACAAATAGAGAAGGTGACAGACGTATTAGTGGAAGCATTGCGTATTATAATTCTGGAAGCAAGCAAATATATTATAAGCATACTTTTAATATTCACGGGTCAAATACTAATGATACTTCCATATATCAATATGTAAGTCCATTAACTTCTGCTATTTTAAGTTCTGGAAGAGATTCTTCGGTAGAAGAATTTAACACTGCAGGATTTAGAAGATGGGGGTATCTTGGAGTTAAATCTCATGCAAATGCAGATGCAGGGCAGGCTGCGATTCAAATTAGTTCTGCATATATTCAAAGCATGATGAGAATTTCTAGTTATGCAACATTTACTGCAACATTTGCAACTATTAATAATACAACTGATCCTTTAGAAAGGATTATGACTGTTACAACTCCTACCGAAGGTGCTCTGTTCAGAGGTCAGCCATTATATACAAGCGGAAATCATTCAAATGGAACCTATTCTGGTTTATTTGGATACGTTGTTGGAATGGCAGGAGATGTATTCTTATCTTACGATGCATCAGGAAATTCAATTTATACTGATGAAGATTCATTAAATCTAAGTGGATATGGTGGAGCTGGCACATATAGAATTCTTCTAGTTGATGGTGCATCTGTTCCATCAAATGGATCTACAATATATGGACAAAGAACTTCAATGGATTGGTTGTATTATGCTCCAAACAACTGTTGCTGGCAAAGACAAGTTTTATATAAAACAGTTGATTCCAGTAATGTTACTACAGTATATTTCAATAATAATCTAACCGATCCAGATTTACTTGATAATTCTATACTATCTGTTCCAGCTAGTTCTGATGTAGTATTCTATTATTATGGATATTATGATAACTCATTTGTAGTAACTCTAGACAAACAACTAACAAAATAAATCGTTGAAGGAACAGAATTCCGTATTGCACCTACTCCAGATTATGATTTTAACCCAACATATGGACATCCTGGAAGAGGTCAGAACAATTCATTCCTATTCAAATCTAGAATTTTAGATTTGGAAAAAGATGGAACAAATGGAAAGATTAATGTATACTTAACAGATCCACTACCTAAGGCAAATTGGCAAAGAGATTCTAGCGGAATTCGCTTAACCGATACCAGTAGCACTAGTAGTGCAGTTAAGACATTTGGTATGATGTATGTCAATCATGGTGGCTGGACTTATCCAAAGACAGGTGGTAGTGCATTCCGTGTAAACAATATAAAACTTGCTAGTGCGGATGCAAATAGTCCTTTCTCTTCAAAAATTTATTTACCAAATAGAAGTGGAAGAGTTAGAGCAGGTGATAGATTATCATATACATGGGAAGACATTTATAAGATTCAAGCACCAGCTGAAACAGATTTGGGAAGAATTACTACAACTTCTACTACCAGCAAAGTAATTACATTAGTTGCTCCTGCTTCTGTAGCTGATAATAGAATATACGTTCAACAAGTTATTCTTCCTGGGTATATAATTTACACCAGTGCTAACGTAGAAATAGGTACAGTAGCATCAGTCACTGCAACTGAAATTACTTTAGTTGAAAACGCTAAAGTAATTATAACTAATGATGTTGGGTGGAAATATACAACTACAGGAAAGACTTTCACATATGAATCTCAAATTACTGCCGTTGGAACTCTTCAAACAACAGGAGAATATTCTGGTTATACTGAATGCACAATAAGTGCAAATGCATATCATATTCTACATAAAGGATATGGTACTGCAGTAAGTAGTGCAAGAGAAAATATGAAGGCAAATTGGTATAGTATTCAAGATGTTTTTGTAAGTCACAGACTTGGTAATTTTACGAATGATGGTCCGATTGCAAGGAAATTTATCTATTCTGATACTGGAGTTAAATTAACCTTTGGTGAGTATTCAATTTGGTATGAAAATTATCGTAACTACATTCAACCAGTAGAAAATTCTACTGGCCAAGCCATGACAGGAAGACAAGGATGGGTTGGAAACTTTGGTTTATCTTCATCTGGTCAAAGAGTTGCTGGAATCAGTCTAAATGGAACTTCTTCACTACAAAGAGGAAGACAATACCAATCATCAATTTGGTTAAGTGCTGTTCCAGTACATGCTAAGTGGGAAAATTCTGGTTCATATGCTCCATATATGATGCAGTCAGATAATGCAAGCACAATTGAACTTAATTATGCTCCTTCTACATTAAGTAACTATGATGGTGCAGGAAACTTCGCATTCTCTGCATTGAATCATACTCATCTACCAGCAGGTTCAATTTATGCTTCAAACAATACTGGAGATTATGGTTCGTTGGGAGGAGAATCATATGATACAAAACAATATCAATTTATATCCAACAATACTAAACTAAAATATTCACTTCAAAATGGTGCTGTCGGTGTCACTGGAAGTGTTTCTGGTGGAGAATCATCTAGACTTGCAGAGAACTTCTTGGTAAATAGAGTTATTCATTATAAACCTGTTATATCAAATACTTTTGCAACACAGCCTCAAACAACTTCCGTTACTACTAATGCATCTGGCAATTTATCTGGAACTGGAATTGGTAATATATTATTACCTGGAGATGTAGTTTACTCTACTTCTACTCCTAGTGCAGCTGATTTTGTTGGTATTGTTAGAGCAAAAGTTGATTCTGATAACGTAACTCTATTTGCTCCACCAGCAGTAGCTCTTTCTGGAGATACTTCATGGTCATACATTTCACCAAGAGTTATGCACGCAACTACAGCAGGAGCTGCAGTTCCTGCAGGACAAGCATTGGTATTTACTGGTGACTCACTAAGTTCTGTAACTCTTGCTAGTGTTGGTTCTGCTGGGTATAATGTTATCGGAAATACTAAGCCAGGATACAATAGATATAATATGAGATTCAATATTGATAGAAGAGTTTATAACCAATCTACATTGGTAAATACTTATACAAGTCTACTCTCAGTCGAATCATATGAAGTTGCAAACAGAGTAATTGATATTAAATTTGGTGACCTGGCAACTTATATTTCACCTCTAATGAACGTTGAAGTTACTAGATTTAATCCAAAAACTCACGTAGAGTCCTCTATTTCCGTGGTTGGAACTAACCTACATATTTAATAGATCGAGGTTTATAACGATGGCTTATTTTTTAACAGATCAACAAGAATATGAATTGAATTTATTTCTTGACGAACAAAACAGAATAGCTTACAATGAACAAATTAATTCAGATGAAATTTCTGATGAATTGAAAGAAATTATCAAAAAGACTGAGGAATCGGGTAGTCCGATTCCTGCTTTTGATCCCAAGTATGGATATTACAGCATATCTTTTACTCCTTGTGAAGAAGGAAATAGAATTTATGTTCATCATCACATAACAAATCAATCAAAATCAATCTATGATCCTGCAAACAATGTGGAAATTATATCTGATCAAAATGAAAAACTTAATAACACTGAAAATTTTAGCGTAACTGAACCAGAAATTATACAAGAAGAATTTGAAGTAGAAGAATCTATTGATGATCAAATATCATCTATAATTTCAAACAAAACATATTCTGTTGATGAAGTTTCCGAAAAACTTACTTCTATTTTTGGTAACCCTCCAGAGAATATTTTAGCTAAAATTGAACAATAATTATAATAAATAGAAGAGGGATATATATCCCTCTTTTTTGTAGGTATATACCTAATTGGAGAATTGACCCTAATGGCAACAACTATTAAACTTAAATCCAGTGCAGTATCTGGACAGGCTCCTTCATTAGCAAACCTCTCACTACGAGAGCTAGCAATTAATACTGCAGATGGAAAACTATATGTAAGACAAGGAACAGGAATTGGTACAGATACCGTTGTCGATTTAAGACAAAGATCAATCGACGATGCTCTAGTATTAGCCATTGCGTTAGGATAATCCCATGGCAAATACATTCAAGAGTATCACAAAAGCAAGCGTAGGCACTTCAACAACTGATGCATACACAGTTGCTGCTGGAACTACAACAGTTGTAATTGGGTTGGTTCTTTCAAATAGAACTGGAGATCAAATTACTGCTGATGTTATTTTAAATAAAGCAAATGTAGCTGCAGATGATGTATATTTAATTCGTTCATTACCAATACCAAATGGTTCTGCATTTGAATACATTTCAGGTAGTAAGTTAATTTTAGAAGCTGGAGATAAAATTCAAGTAGTTAGTAATACTGCATCGAGTTTAGATGTTGCTGTAAGTGTATTAGAACAAACTTGAGGTTAAGTAGATGCCATACCAAGGTCGCACACCAGCAAAATATCCAGATACAAATTACAAATATACGTTAGAGCCAGGGAGTGAAATTTTTCCAACTCTGACATTTTTAAATGATAACAATAATGGATTATTCAGTCCAGAAACTGATACTGTTGCTATTACAACAAATAGTCTTGAGAAACTTAGAGTAACTTCAGGTGGAAATGTTGGCATCGGCACCACAAATCCTCTAGATAAACTACATGTAAGTGGTGGTAATCTTAGAACTACTGGTGGATACTTGACAATGTTTGGACTTGCCTCTCCAAATCATGAGAACTATATGCAAATGAGTGCCAATGGAATTAGTTATATTGGCATTGGACCTGAAATAAATCCTACAATATTATTTAAAGTAGGTAGCACATCCACAAGTGTACTTGAGGTGTCTTCTACAAATGTTAGACCCGGAGCTGATAACACTTATGATTTAGGTTCATCTACAAAACGCTGGGCAAACATATACTCTGCTGACCTTCAACTATCCAATGAAGGTTCTCAGAATGATGTTGATGGTACTTGGGGGCAGTATACTATTCAAGAAGGTGAGAATGACTTGTTCCTTCTAAATAGAAGAAATGGTAAAAAGTATAAATTTGTACTTCAAGAGGTAAATTAAGATATGGCATTATTCGGTTCGCTTGGAGAAGTTAATGTAGGTGCATTAAGTGCAACTACTACTGATAATGCTGTTGATGTTTTTGTATATGACACAAGAAAAGACTCTGATGGTGGTCAGTGGAGAAAGAGAACTCAACACACCTCTTGGTACAATGAAACACTAAACACTGCAACTCGTGGAAGTCGTAAAGATTTTCCTGCTGTGGCAGTTTTAGTATTAGAGACTGGAAAATTAACAATTTATGATGGTGATGATCCTGACATGCCGATGTGGATGATTTTCAATACCACAGACGGAAGTATGTTAAGGTCTGGTGTTATGACTTCTATAGTCATGATGAATGGAGAATTTTGGGTCGGTCATGATAGTGGAAGTGGGTTGCATTGGGTTAACTTTTTAAAAGATACTGCTAGATGGATTACTGCTTCTAGTTCATATGGTGGATTTTTTAAAAAGACTTCGATTATTTTTAGGAATGATGCTGGAGCTAACTATGACAATAATATTGGTGGTGCATCGGATGTATTCATTGCTGGTTCTAGTATCAAAGATCTAGCAATGACAGTGCTTCCAAACGCACCGATTGATAGTGCTACCGGATTACCTGTTCCTACGATTGCAGTGGCCACTCAACAAGGAATATCAATCATTACAGATTCTGGAACCATATACAATTTAACTCCAGAAAGCGATCCTTCATATGCTAGCATTAAAAATTTCTATTCCGTAGGATTTGATTCAACTAATAAAATTTTCTTTACAGATTCTCAAACTACTTCTGGGTATTCTGCATTAATTTATCTTCCATCTTATAACTATAATCAATCACTAACAGATTATTACAGTAGTTTGACTGGAAGTTATAATTATGTTTGGGGAGGAGACATCAGAAGTACATCAACACCAGTCGGAACTTGGAATGCAAGTTCTACTACTAGATTAATTACAGAATCCATTGGAACAAAAGATTCTATTGCTATAGGATATATTGGCAGTAGTGCTGGTGATGGTGGATTAAGTTTAATCGGTCAACAAAATAATTATTTGATGAACTGTAAAATTACAACATCTTATAATACTGGATGGATGTATGGATATACTCAAGGTGCTTGGTTAAGTGATACAAGTACTGCAAGTGTTACTGGAACTGAATTAATTACGAATGGAACATTTGATAGTAATACAACTGGATGGACTGCAAATACTTCTACAAATACTTGGTCTTCTGGTACTATGCAGATTACCAGAACTGGTGGTGGTGGACTTACTACATATCAAACAATAACTACTGTCGCTGGACAAAGATACGTTGCAACAGCTCAAGTAAATTCTTCTGGAAGTAGAGGAGATATGTATGCTGTAAACGGTACTGGCTGGGGAGGAACTACCTTAGGTGGAGCCCTGGGAACTTCTGGACAAACACGTACACTTACAGTAACTTTTGTTGCAACATCAACTGCAACAACTCTTGGATTTACTATTGACAGTATCTCAACTTCAATTTCGGTAGATAATGTATCTGTAAGACTTGCAGAAGCAGACCGTTCAGTAAACAACAATGGTCTTGCAGTATACGGAACAATTACCAAATCTCCTGTTGCAACTGGTTCAAATCTGGTTGCATATAGTGGTTGGTCAAATTCTAATTATTTACGTAGACCTCCAGGAGGTACAGATTTAAATAACTCTTCTATTACTTATATGTGCTGGTACAAAGGTGGTGGGTATAATGGAGAAGAAGCACCAGTAAGCACAGGAGATTATAACGTAATAAATGCAGTTAGGGGAATATACATCAATCCCTCTGGAATTGCTGGATTCTCTGGATGGGCAAATGATTTCAATCCAGGGAGTTTTAATGTTAGAGACTACGTTTGGCATCATATATGTGTTACTATTCAATATATTTCTGGAACAACATATACTATTTCGGTGTATGTAGATGGGAGGTTGACTGGTTCAACGAATAGAGAATTAAGCACATTTACAAATACTGCAATAGATGTTGGTGGAGGCACACTTCCAGGAACAAGATATACTATTGGTTCTCTCTCACTGGTCAGAGTTTCCACTACAATTCCATCACCAGAACAAATTAGAAAAATCTATGAAGACGAAAAAGCACTCTTCCAACCAAACTCCCAGTGTACTCTCTATGGTTCATCAGATGCAGTAACTGCACTAGCATACGATGATACATACCAGATACTCTCAGTAGGCACCAGCTCTGGACGTTCTGACTTCAGAGGACTAGAGAGAATAAATAATACTACGACAGCGGTTACGACTGCTATAAGTGCAAGCAATGGTTTAATAGCGGAGCAATAATATGGCAGTACGTATACAAAAACCAGCAGTTAACATCAGAGAAAAACTTGCAGAACTTGAGAGACCTATTGGTGTAAATGGGGCCGCTTTGATGGCCACCAATACTCCTCAAGATGCATTTGACATTCTTCAATGTGGAAGAAAAAATTTAGTGATTAATGGTGATATGCAAATATGGCAAAGAGGCACTTCTGTAAATGTTGGTATAGATCAATTTGTAAGATGTGTTGATAGATTTTGGATTTATTGTCCGTCTGGCAGTGGAAATTTTCAAAGATCCACTGATGCTCCAACTGGATTTATCTATTCTTTGCATAATAATTCTACTGCAATTGGATCTATTGGAACAAATGTTGAACTAGCAGTTCAAGGTAGTAGCTATCCATTTACACTAGGAGAATGGATAACAGTATCATTTTATGTCAAATCTACATCATATAATACTTCAACTGTGTCATTTAGTTATAGAGATACTGCAGAAGGATCTGGCAATGTTTCGATTGGTGCATCTTTCAATAGATCATTCTATTATACCACAGAATGGAGAAAGGTTTCAATATCTATTCAAATTGATGCTTTGCCATCTGGGAATAATAGAATGCTTCAATTTGAATTTGGGTTGCCAGCAGGAGCTAAAGTTACTGGATTACAATTAGAAAAAGGAAAAGTCGCAACTCCCTTTGAGTATCGTAGTTATGGTCAAGAACTTGCATTGTGTCAAAGATATTTTCTAAAACAAAATAATCCTATTACCTCAAGTTGTTTATATGCTGCAGGAGCTTTTAGTGCAGGAGGGCATATTTCAGTACCATATCCAGTAATTATGAGAGTAACTCCAACTGCAGTTACAATTTCATATATTAATGATGATAATACAGCCAGTTTAGCTATATCAACATTGAATAATTCTCTAACAACACACGCCATACGATATGTATTTACTGTTATTAGTGGAGGTTATCCTTATTGTTCATTTACAACACAGTCTTCTATTTCAGCGGAGTTATGATAATGAAATATAAAATATACTCGTTGCAATGCATAATTGATGTTACAAACAATTACTTTATTCCAGTTGCTGCAGATAATATTGATTATCAAAAATTTATCCAAGATGTTGCTGAACAAGGAATAGAAATCGTAGAAGGTCCAGATGTAATTGAACCAGACTACAAAACTCTTCGTCAACAAGAGTATCCTTCTCTACAAGACCAACAGGATATGCAGTACTGGGACCAAATCAATGGAACCACAATCTGGCAAGACACAATCACTGAAATCAAAGAGAAGTATCCAAAGACCATCACAGGTGGTACGACCATCGGACCAGTACCAGATTGGGTACAAGAAGCAGCAGACAACTGGATTTTCAACAAACAACTCAGAGAATATGTTGATGCCATTCAAAATATACCAAAATATATTCTAGAAAATGAAAGACCTGAAGTAGACACTGAGGAGTATGAAAAGTATCAACATTACCTAAAAGTTATTGATAATACTCCAGAAGAGGTAATGACCACCTACAGCCAAGCACTAAATAGTTAGAAAAACACATGGCTTATATTGGAAGAGAACCTTTAAGTGGTGAAGTAATTATATTAAACTCTATTGAATCTCAGTTCAATGGAGTTTTAAAGACATTCAATTTAACTAGATTAGTTAATGGAAATTCAATTGCTTATTATCCGGTAAATTCCGAGCAACTTTTGGTATCTCTTGGTGGTGCAATACAAAGGCCAGATTCAACTGGAAATACTGGATATAAAATTAGTTTTAATCAAATTATATTTGCAGTTGCTCCTGCAGCAGCAGTTAGTTGTTTTATAATTTCATATGGTAATTTATTAGATATTGGAACTCCTGCAGATAATTCAGTAGTCACAGCAAAACTTGCGAATGGTTCGGTAACTCCAGCAAAATTATCGACTGGAGGACCTACATGGGATGCAAATGGTAACTTTAGTACTACTGGTACTATTACAGGAACTACATTCTCTGGTTCCGGGGCATCATTAACTAGCATTCCCAATAGTGCATTAGTTAATTCTACTATCTCTGGTGTATCTCTTGGGTCAAATTTAAATACTTTAACTTTAGCTACTTCAACTTTTCTCACTGGATCTACAACTTATAATGGTTCTGGTGCAGCCACATTTACTGTTGGAACTAATGCAACTGCAGCAAATACAGCATCAACTATTGTTGCTAGAGATGCTTCAGGAAATTTTAGTGCTGGAATCATTACTGCAAATGGAGTTCCAATTTCAAATTCATTAAATTATGAAACTAATAGTTATTTTACCATTCAAAAACATCTAGATAATAATAATATAAATTGTCTATCATTGTCGGGAGGAACAACTCCAACAATAGTTGCAGATAATAATACCTCAACGCCGTATTCAAAAATAGCATTATCTAGTTTATATTATGAAGCTATTGGAGGGCGTATTCCAGTTCAACCTGGAGAAACTTTATACGGAGAGATTTGGGTAAAGAGAAATTCTGGAGCATCTGGAGCTGCAGGAGATTTTTATTGTGGCGTGAGTAGATATGACAAAGATGACCTTCCTATAGCTGTAAATCAGGGATTAGCATATTTTATTGTAAATGCAGTTGCAATTCCTACAAATGGAAATTGGATAAAATATTCTGGAACTATTACTTTAGCGACTTCACATACTCCATATAATGGTAGTGATGGAGGACCAGTAAGATATGTAAGACCTTATATTATTGTAAATTATGGTGGTGGTACTATTCCAACTTATTTCACAGGATTTACAATTAGACCTGTAAATTTAATTAAAGATGATGGAAATGTTGGCATCGGAATTTCAAATCCAACATATAAATTAGAAGTTAATGGGCAAATAAAAACTCAAACAGGTTCTGCACTAAGTTATGCCACAGGAGAAACATATTTAATTTGGTCAGACGAACCAGAAATTTCTGCACTTGAAGCTCCATCTTCATGGAAATCCATGAAATCTTTTGCTATTTCCAAAACTGGCAATGTACGAATTAAATTTTCTGCATATATTCAGTCTGGAACTTATTATTGGGCATGGAGAATTGTCAATCAAAATTCTACAGTAATTGCTTCTGGTCATTATAATTCAGGATTAGACGCAGGACAGTCTGTAAGTGTTTATGGGTATACCCGATTTGTGGCAGATTTAACTTCTGTTAATCCTGGAGATGTAATGACTTTGCAGATGATTTCTGCAGATATGGGTGGTAATGCTTTAGTAGGAGTTACTGCTGCAGCGCCTGTTGGTGGACAAAGACTTTATGCCAAAGAATTCAGAGTATATAATACTACTCCTTCTATTGAACATGGTGGTGCAAGTAATGTTTGGGGTAATTATGTAGGTATCGGAACCGCAAGTCCAATAGAAAAATTAGATGTTCGTGGAAATATATTCTTACCAAGCTCATCATATATAAGCAAACAATTTACTGATGGCGTTGAGGATTTTATTTTACGAGGGTACGGTGGGACAGGTTGGGTTCCTTGGATTTCGTATACTCCTAGCGCAGGTACTGCCAATAGGGGATATAAACTTGGAGCATATTCCAATGACGGAACTGCATCAACATGGTATTATCTATGGAATGGTAGTCTTGGTCTTGGAGTAACTCCACAAAGACCACTACATATATACTCACCTAAAGTACAAGCCGATTCTAGTATTGCAAGGCTTGAAAATGAAGATAGAAAATGGGATATAAACATAAAATCTGGTAAATTAGTCATCGGAGATGATACTGTAAGTGAAGATAGAATTGCTGTAGATATAACTGGAAATGTTGGTATAGGTACGATAAATCCAACATATAAATTAGAAGTTAATGGATCTTTTGGTGCTACTACTAAATCATTCATCATTGACCACCCAACTAAGCCTGGAAAGAGACTTCAGTATGGTTCATTAGAAGGACCTGAAAATGGTGTTTATATTAGAGGAAGATCAACAGAATCTATAATTGAACTGCCAGAATATTGGACTAACTTGGTTCATGTAGATTCAATCACAGTGAATTTAACTCCAATTGGAGGTAGTGCAATTCCTAGAGTGAGAAAGATTCATAATAATCAAGTTGAAGTATTCTCAGTAGAAGATGAAGAATTAGATTACTACTACGTGATTCTCGGTGAAAGAAAAGATGTAGATAAATTGAAAATAGAACTGGAGGGATGATATTATGGGATTAGGTCATTCACCGTCTATTGTAACTAATGGATTGGTTTTATGTTTAGATGCAGCAAATCTGAAGAGTTTTAAAGGGGTTAATGCAACTAATATTTTAAACTCTATAGCGTATAATCAAAGCAATCAAAGTTCTTCTACATATAGAGTAACGAATGGTGAAGAAACTGTTTATATACCCTCACTTGGAGTTGTAACTTCTAAATATGTTGATTTTTATAATGATGGTTCTGTAGTTTGTTGTCCAAATTTATATTCTTATGGTACTGGATTATCAGTTTCTCCAAATACAACATACACATATTCAATAATTTATAAAACTACCAGCGGATATAGTAATCCAAACTACATGTATCGGTATGAATATGCAAGCAATGGTGCTTATGCTGGAGAAGCTGGAGTACATAGCACCAGCAATAGAACATCTCTAGGAGATGGTTGGTGGTTTGCTTGGGGGCAATTCACCACATCAGCAACAACAGTAACTCTAAATACTTTTCTGTTTCATTATGAATATGGAGTACAAAACCGAGTTTATGTCTATCGTGCCGCATTATACCAAGGAACATATATAATCCCACCGGAACATATGCTCAATATTGGTCAAGTGAGAGGAACCACCGTGGCAACTGGTGGTGGTTGGGCAGATTTAAGTGGCACTAGTAATCATGGTGAATTGGTAAATGGAGTAAGTTATGATAGTTCTAATGGTGGATCTTTGGTTTTTGATGGAGCAAATGACTATGTAAACATTGGAGTTGGTAAGGGAGTAAATCAATTTCCTGGAGATTTTGCAGTAAGTGTTTGGATTATGAGGACTGCAGGTGGTCCAACTTGGGGGAATATAATTGGCGATTACTATACTGGAAGTGTAGCAACCACTAATGAATGGCAGATAATGATGTCGGGTAGTGGACAGTTAAATCTATATAGAGTTGGATCTGGTTACGTTATTAGTCCTATTGCTTCTGGATACTCATTAAATCAGTGGATAAATGTCGTAGTTACTAGAATATCAGGAACATTTACGCTGTATGTAAATGGAAATTCTCTTGGTTCAACAGCAAATTCTGAGATATTTGGAACTGCAACTGGAAACTTAAACATAGGAATAGATGGAAATAACTCATCCGAACCTCTTTCTGGTAGAATTGCTAATGTTATGATATATAAAAATAAAGGTTTAACTTCTGCGGAAGTTCAGCAAAACTTTAATGCTCTCAGAGGGAGGTATGGAATCTAATGGCAGTAGCATATAACCCACAAATACTACCACATGGTTTAGTATTTTCATTTGATGCAGCGAATCGAAAATGTATTTCTCCACTGGGGTGTACTGGATTTAATAATGCGCCACAACTAGTAAGGAATTTGATGTCTCCGTCAGATGTAATTAATTCTTATAATGGAGTTAAACTTGGCAACCTTAGTTATTATACCACTTTTGCAATTGATTATCCTGAAGGCTCCTATGGTGGAGACGCTGCAGGTAGAGAAGGAATAACCCCAGGATATAATGTGAGGAGCGGAACTAAAACTTTTGATTTTGACAGAGCATTAAATTATGCCGTCTATGATAACCCGACTCAATCTTGGGTAAAAACTACGGTCTATGATACATATCCGTATGCTTCAGAAGTTGATAGATTTGTTTCTGAATATGCAACTGCTGTAGCTATGTATCCAGATGCCACTCATATTGTTGCTGGTTCACACAGAGATTCGTTTCATAATGCTGCACAATATAATATCCTAAGAGATTTAGGTGCTCCAAGTAATGTAGATTCAATTATTGGATTCTCTTCTCCGGAATGGATTTTAGTTGGAAAACCTGGATTGGGTGCAGGAAATGCATATGGATGGGCATTTCAGAATTATTCAACAAACCCAGACCAAGTTGCCCACTTGAACTTTGGTCTACCGATTTATGGTAATACTGGTAATTACTTACAGTTTGATGGAAGTGATGATTTTATTACAACTTCAAATACTACAATAGCTGGAAGTCAAACATTTTCTGTTTGGATGTCAGTTGGAACAACAACTCCAAATTCTCCTGCTGGAGTTCTTACTCAGCATAATTATTCATCCACTGCTAATTTTGGAATTAATCATATTAATGGAAATAGACTTGCTGCTTCAATTGGATATACAGATGGCAGTAGAGAATATGATGCTAGATATACAGCATTTACCCCTACAGTAAATACTATTTTTAACGCAGTTTTAGTATATAATGCTGGAGAAAATAAAATTTATTGGTACATAAATGGTTCTTTAGATTCATCATATACATTACCAGCAACTCCAAAATCAACAAACTATCCAATTTGTCTTGGTAGATGGGATGCTGGATATGGTGCTTATTATTTTAATGGAAAAATATACTCAGCAACAATACATAATACAGCACTTACTGCAGACCAGATCAAACAGAACTTCAATGCATTAAAGGGTAGATTTACATATGAACATATGAATTATATTGCAAGTGGAAATTTAACAGTAACTGGAAATGGAACTACAAGCGTAAATATTTTCAAAACATCTGGGTCAAGTTCTTGGGACAATCATGCATATAGCACAACTTCATTTACTGCACCTTGCACTATAGAGTTCAACAAACAAGCGGGATCTACTGATAATGGAGTTTCTTATGCAATGATTGGGTGGAATGAAGATCCAACTGCAGATGCGAGTTATTCTAGTATAGATTATGCTTCTTATCCGTATAGAACTGATAACTATAGTGTTTATAACAATGGAACTCAAGTTCTTTATGGAGGAACCTGGAACACTGCAAGTACTTTCTATATTGTGTATGGAACTGATGGTTTCATAAGACACTATAATGGTTCTACATTGCTTTATTCTGTTAATTATGGCACAGGAAGAACTGTATATGTTGATAGTAGTTTTTATTCTGTAAATTCTACATTTGGCGGATTTTCTAATATTAGAGTAATTAGATCTACTTGGAACGGATCTTCTTATGTTTAACTTATAAATATTTAAAAAACCATGTACGAATCAAGAAATTTTATAATTTTTTCAGTGGAAGAAATCGACAAAATTGACTTCAATTCTGTTTTAGAGACATCAGTAGATACTTTGAGACGATCTGCTGATGGCACTAAAACTTTTGTCAAATGGGATCAGGCACCATTTGATCCGACTCCATATACAATCATAAATGCAGAGACAGGTGAGGAACAAACTATTATTCCACAAGAACCCACTCCACCAAGTTTCATAAATGATCTTCAAACAAAAGAAGGTCCTTATACATATGAAGAAATGCTGGTTATTTTAAATAGTCCAGAGTGGTCAGCACCTATGCCAAAAGGAGAAGAGTAAAGTGGGCGTTTATGGTGGGCCAGACTTAAATGAATCGGGACTTGTATTAGCACTTGATGCTGGTAATAGAAAATGTTTTGCAAATTCTGTAATCAATTCAATTTCTTGGAATTTAGGTTCAGGTGGAGCAACTTATTATTCTCAAAATGGAAATACAAATGAGAATGAAA